GATGAACACCACGTGGCCAGACACAGTGTCTGGCCACAATCACGTCAGGCGACCCTGTAACTACCCGTGATCCGGAGCCAGTCACCAGTAGTCCATGACTTGGATAGGCCACCTGAGCCAATTGAGCCACCAGAGGAGTCATACCAGCCTGTTAGGTGGGTTGTGTTGTAGTAGACGGTCGCTCCCACACGCAACGCCACCCCACCATCGTTGATGGTCATGTGGAAGGCTCCACCTTCCAGTGTGGATGCCGTGAATGGGAGTAGGAATCGGTAGGTGCCGCTGCCGGCGTTGAATCCTCCACCAGTGTTAATAGACAGGTAGTACTGGATGTCGCAGATGTCGCTGTCGGCTGGTTTCCGGTAGTACGCGGTGACCGTTGAGCTGCCCTGTGTGGGGTTGGTTGTGGCTGCGGTTAGCAGGGTGGTCCACGATCCGTATGAGGTCCACGTGGGGGCTGTGAGACTGTCTATCTGGGCTACCACGGCTTGCATCTGTGCCGCTGTAAGGCGTTGTCCGGATGAGAAGTAGGTGCCGAAGATGGTCATTGGTTCCCCCTCCTTACAGAGTCAGGATAATTGGGTTGGCTACGTGCACTTCGGCGCTTGTGGCATGTGATTTGATCACGCCGTTGACAGATCTGGTCACTGTCAGAGTCTGATATCGGGTGGGGTAGGTGCCGGTTGTCGCTGATACCGCTGTAACCGTCATCAGTTCACCACCGATCAGGATGTTGTAGTCACCATCGGCGTGAGTCCACACACAAGCATCGGTTATGACCACGTCGACACCTGTTTCTGTGGTGTCTAGCGTCTCGTTGGTCAGGGTGGCGCCACAGTCCAGGTATCCGAGTGTGTTCAGCTTCCCGGTTTGGTACAGCGATCCGGTGACCAGGTCCAGAGTGATGAGTCTGCGGTTGGTGGCTGTGGTGTCGTTGATTCCCATAACCATTAGCACTGGATCGTTGGGATCGTCGATGGGGTCTATTCCGGTGATCCGTGTCAGTGCCCCGATGTCGATGCCTGAGATGTCCAGGGTGGCGTCGGCGTCTAGGTCTAGGGTGATTTGTGTGTATGTGAGGTCTGGTTGGGTGCTGATCGCTAGGAGCCAGGAGGCGTAGTCGGCGAGACTGGAGTCCAGTTCCGGGTTGACTATGACCTCGGTTGGTATCCGACCGATTCCGGTTGGTGGATCCTGGGTTCCCATCGCGCCCGTGTCCAGGGTGGCTCTGCTGCTGGATCCTGATGCTCTTCTGGCGGTTACGTCGTTGCGGGCGTTCTTGTCTCCGAGTGAGGGGGTAAGTGGTGTTACCAGGCTTGTGAGTGGAATGTCTACTGGAGTCTGGTTTATAAGGTCCCCGTAGCATCTCAGGGTGAGTATTCCATCGGTTCCCTCATAGGCCACCCCACCGTCAGTGGCTACCGTGTCCTGTAGGCAGTTCAGCAGGGTGTCGGTTGGCTGTATACCCATTGGCTGGGAGTCGCTGGCCACGGTTCCGATGACGGCGCTTGATATGCCTCGCTCGGTGCATAGGCGCTGTAGTCTGTCGGCCGCGTATTCGCCAGGGTAGCCCTCAAACGCGGTTTGGGTGGTGACTACTGTGGCTGAGTCCCAGATCGCTATATGACCAACTGAGGCGCTTAGAAGGTCATCGGTTGAGTTGGACACCATGTACAGGGTATCCAGGTTCCCGGGTGGCATGGTGTCGGTGGATGATCCGATTTCCACGCCATCGTATTCGATGGCCGCGTCTATGGTCGAGCCTGACCAGCTGACTGAGACGCTGTAGTTGTGCCAGTTGTCGTCCAGTACCTCAGCCTGGGAGATGGACAGGTTGTATGAGTCACCTGAAGACGTGATGTTGGATGACAGGATAATGGTGTCCGTGGCGCTGGAACCGTCCCACAGAACCATCAGATTCCAGTAGGTTTCTGATGTGGTACCCATTCCGGTACGCCAAGTGAGGATGTTGAACAGTTCCCCCGTGGTGGTTGGCTTCCGTCCGGCTTTGGCCACGATTTTCAAGGTGAAATCAGGGCCAATGGTTGGGGTCAGGCTGATGGTTTGACTGGCCACTCCACCGTAGGTGCTGTTGAGCATGTTCGGTAGTTTCCGGGTATCTCCCGGGGGACCGTCTGTCTCACCGAACTTGATGTTTCCTATGTCCTGGGGGTTGTACCCAGACACTGGGGTGCCCACCGCGTTTGAGAATGGTCCCTCAGTCAGGGGCAGGTAGATGTTTGGGAACAGGGATATTATTTTGGCTGACAGGGGGCTGGTGACTGGTGGTGTTCCAATTCCCAGGCGCCTCAGGATTCCCCCACATGTGACAGTGGTTGTCATTATGTCGGTGACGTCCCTGACTGGCACCCAATCGCAGGCCTCACCAGTCCAAGTGGTTGTCCCATCGACTGATATGTCTATGGGAGTGCCGCGTCCGGCCAACCCATATATTGGGCTAGCCGGATTAGCCGGATTGTATGTGCCGTTGGCGTTGTTCAGCTGGAGTGTGGTTCCCCCGGGGGACAGTCGGGACGACAGGGAGCAGCCTTTCCGACTGGTGGTGATGGTCTGACTAGTCCTGACCACATTGGCGGCTGTCAGGTCATGCCAGGAACCCGAGTAGTACATGCGTACTACCACATTGTGCGCTACCACGATGTGCCCCCAACCACTACCTGTATGTCAGATCCCTGGATTCCGATAGCGTCACGCAGCAATTCCAGCAGTACCGCTCCGGCCCTGGTCCCATCTGGTTTGAGAACAATAGTCGTGCCACCACCACCCCGGTTGGCGGGTATCACCTGTTCACCGGCCTGGAGTATGGCTAGCATTTCCTGACCTGGGATGCCCGGTACTGTTCCACCAGTGTGGAATCTGGGTAGTTTGGGGGCTGAGATGCTGTTTCCCCCGATGCTGGGAACCCATCCTGGAACTGTCCAGCTGAGTCTTCCCACGGTGTTGTTCCAGGCGTCTGATACGGAGTTGAACGCCGCTTTGAATGGTGCGCTAATCCAGTTGGCCAGACTTGAGAACACGTTCCTGATTCGCTCTGGGATACCAGAGATCCAGTCTATGAACGCGGAGGTCTTGTCTTTGATCCAGTCCCACGCCGAACCGGCCGCCTTTTTGATCCAGTCCCACGCCACTTTCCAAATGTCCTGGAACCAGGTTGTTTTAGTGGCGATGATGTAGATGATGGCCGCCAGGCCAACTATGAGTAGGATTATCCAGCCTATTGGGCTGGTTGTCATAATCCAGTTCCATGCCGCTGTAGCCAAAGCGACGCCCTTGATGGCCAAAGCCACGCCGCCGAGCACGATTCCAAAGGTAAGAAGCGCACCGGATAGGGGAACCAGCCAGCTTGAGTTGTCCCTGACCCAGTTGAAGAACTTGTCCATGTATGGGAGGGCTTCTGCCAGCTTGTTTATTAGGGCGTTCTGTACCTCTGCTTTAAAGCCTCGCAGCTTGGCTGAGGCAGAGTTCTCCAATTGGTCTCCGGCGTTTTTGGCGCTTCCACCAATGTCGTCGAATCCTTGGGCGGCCGTGTCCAGATCCATGCTGTACAACGAGGTTCCGAGGTCTTCGAACTTTGTTCCAAACAGATCCAGGGCAAGGTTGTTGCGTTCCATGGGGTCTTTAACGGAACGTAGTTTGTCCAGGATGATGCCGAAGGTTTCTCTTGCCTGTGGTCCACCCTTTTGGAATATTGAGATCATCTCTTGGGTGTCTAGACCAAGCTTTTTGTAGGCGGCATCTGAATCTTTGCTTCCACTGACTGAGATCAGGGAGAATTCTTTCAGGGCATCAGCGGCCACGTCGGCATCTCGTGCCCCACCTTGAATCGCTTGGGACATCAGGCCCATAGCGTCTTCTCCGGTGAGACCGAGTTTGCGGAACTGGGTTCCGTACTCGTTGAAGGTTTCCATTAGGTCGCCTGCTTTGTTGACGCCTTTACGGGCTCCAGCGACTAGGAGGTCGAAACCTTCGGTGGCTGAGTCAACCAGACCTGTTTTGATCATCTGGGATACGGCGTTGGCGACGTTTTGACCATCGTCTTCAAGCGTTTTGGAGACCACGGCCAGGGTTTCGGACATCTTTGTGATATCAGCATCAGTCGCTGTGCTTGGGATTAGCCCATTTTGCAGGGATGCCTTGATGAAGGCGGATGCTTCCGCCGCTGATTCGACAACACCTTTTGCCCAAACCTGGCCTGCCAGTCTTCCGTACTCTTCAGAGTCTCTGGATGCTGTACCCAGTTGGGCGGCGAGTAGGGCTCCGACGTCTGAGCGTTCCAGGGCACCCTGAAGGCCAACTGTGATGGCTGTGGCTACTGCGGTGACTGCGGTGACTCCGGCTACGGCGAACTTGTCGAACATGCCGCTCAGGTCACGGGTTCCCTTGCCGGCCTTGTCCATGGAACCAGTCATGTTGTCCATGGCTGCGCCAGATTTGCTGTCGAGGTTGTCGAAGGCCTTCCCGACAGAGGTCAGTTTGTCGTCAACCTTGTCGACAGCATCTGACATTGGTTTGGCGTTGCCAGCGAAGGTCAGGGTTACTGTGTTTCCACTAGCCATTTAGATCAATCCCCGCTTGCTTGGCTACCTCTGCTAGTGAGTTTTCAAGAGCACTGATGATCTCTGCCCGCTTGTCCTGTAGCGCCGGGTAGAGGTAGCGGCCCTTCCTGATGAACCGTCGTTTCACAGCACCCTTACGCCCAACTGATCCGCCGAAGTCGAGCCACGCCGCGTAGGGTGCCCTGTTGCCGCCCTCGGAGACTCTCGCCGTTGTACCGGTTGACTTGGCTTTGATCGACGACAGTGCCTTACCGGTCTTCTTGGTGATGCGTGACTTGCCGTAGTCAACGACGATGCCCATGGAGTCGTTGAGAGCGACCCTTAAGGCCTTGGGGAGGTTGGAGTCCAGGGCCTTAAGGCTTCTGCGGAACTGTGAGAGTCCCTCCACGCGGATGCTGTCGACCATGCTTATCGCCTCTTAGCCGCTATCTCTTCACGTTGAGCCTTGCGGCTGTAGTAGGTGTACCAGCCCATGAACTCATCGTTTGACATCTCGTCTAGAAGCCTGGCTCGGGTCATGTGCAGTTCAGCCGCTAGGAAGTACTCAAACTCAAGCTCCGGTCTGCTCTCCATCGCTTTTGTAGTGTCGCTTCACTGTGTCCTCGGTCATCCCTGAGAGTTCCAGGATCTTGTGGGTGACAGAGATCAGTTCGTCGACGGTGCCGTTCTCAGCCCAAATCCTGACCTCATCTGGGCTGAGTTTCGGTTCGACCATTCCGAGAGAGATACCAATGATCTCTCGGTCCTCGCTGGAGGCGTCGTGCATTTCCTGGGCCTCACGGCGGGATAGTGCCCGCACGGTGGCGGTTCCAATGCCCGGGATTTCGACTTCCCCGGTTGGAAGGTGCCGTTCCAGAAGTTTGGACTTGTCGATCATGGTGTCTCTCCCGACTACTGTGCTGTGGTGGTCACAGTATCTGACAGTTGCAGCTCGCATGACCATTTGACCATGTCCGCTACTGGCGAGCTTTCCGAGTAACTGGTGACTACAGCGCTGCCAACATCCTGGGGAAAGCCAGCACCGGTTCCCTCTGGACGTCGGGTGAAGGTCACGGTGGTGCCCAGAAGGGGCTCAAGGAGCGCTCTAGGGCCCGTGGTGGCGGTTGAATCGTAGAGGCCGTCCAGTTTGACGGTTCCGTCCAGCAGGCCACCCTGGTAGACGTGAGCGGACTTGCCGTAGGTGGTGACATCGTGTGAGTCGGCCTTCCGGGAGATCTCAGATGATGTCGTGTACTGCGAGATATCGGTTGAACCGATCTTTACGACGGTTACCCGACTGTGAACGAGTGCCATGGTGTGCCTCCCTTAGGCCGAAGCGCCGACGATGATCACGTCGTAGGTGACCGACGTGGAACCAGCCGAGTTAGTGAACGTCAGCAGGTCCCCGGTTCCTGCGGTGACGGCGATTCCCGTCGCGTCCGGTGCCCACCACTCGAATCTGCCACCTGGTTTGACCGGCATACCGTCTCCAGCGGCCAGGAAGATGGGTACGCCGTTGCTGGCGGGTCGGATGACGTTCACGTTGTTGGTGTTAGCCGCAGCAGCCGTAACCACAATGCCCTTGATTCGGGCCA